TGCTGGCCTCGCGGAAGCGGGCGATCAGGTAGGTCATGGCGGTGCTCCTGGGGAAGGACAGCATCAGGTGCCGGCCGGGGTGGAGCCGGACAGGCGCACCCGTGCGGTGGTGTCGGCGGAGGCCGCAGCCACGACGGCATGGCCGATGGCGGTGTTGGAAGTCGCCGTGGTGGTGACCCGCCGGTTGGTGTTGTCCCAGAAGACCCGGGCACCGACGGCGATCACCAGCGGCGCTTCCTTGGTGATGTCGAATACGCCGTTCACGGCCACCTCGGCGGAGGCGCCGGAGAGCGCATCGACGGCGACGACACCGAACAGGGCGCCGACCAGCACGCCCTGGCCGGAGGTGCGGTCGTAGGGCATGGGCAGAAGGACCGAGAGGCCCGGCTGGACGAAGGTCTTCATGGATTGGGATGTCCCTGAATGCGCGAAGGGCGGCCCGAGGACCGCCCTTTCGCGAGAGGAAGATGCAGACGAGGATCAGCCGGACCAGGCCGGCGCAGGCTCAGGTGCCGGGGTTGAACCAGGCGCCACGCCAGTCGATGGCCCCCACGCCGAAGTCGAAGATCACCGACACCTCGACGCCGTCGACCCCCGAGACCGGGCCTGTGGTGACCTGCGGCCCCTCGGCGCCGTTGAGGTAGCCGTAGACGTAGACCGGTGCCGACACCGCATCGGAGAACAGATACCAGCGGTTGGCCGGGATCAGCGGCTCGACCAGCGGCTGGATGAAGCCGGCATAAATGTTGGCGTTGCTGGTCTGCGCCGCCTGCACCGACACGGTCAGCTGACGCGCCGCCAGTTCCTGGTTCGGCCCCACCACCAGCTGCATGCTGGAGCCAACCGAGATCGGCAGGCCGTCCAGTGTCTTCTGCTTCATCACCGCCGCCCGGCCGGCGGCCAGGTTGGTCAGGTCCAGCGCCGTCCCCGAAGCTGCCTTGTTCGCCCGTGCGGCGCCGGTGGCGAACACCGCCGTGGCACCGGTGGTGAGCGTCGGGCCATCGCCGTTAGCGGTGTTGAGCAGGCCATAGGCGGTGACGTTCTCGAAGTCGGCCACTCGGCGGCCGATCATGGCGGCGAAGTCAGTGAAGGCGCCGAGGTCGTCGTTGACCAGCATCGGCCGGGTGACGCGGATGCGTCGGGCGAAGGTGGTGAGCGTCACCAGTTCCTGGCTTTCGGACATGGTGCCAGCCTGGATCTCGCCGCTCTCCGACAGCGGCACCAGGTTGGGGAAGTCGCCGACGCGCAGGTGGCGGTGCGGCTTGAAGTCGCGGAAGTCGCGCCGCAGGAAAATCTGCCGGTAAGTCGGGTTGGCCGGGGCATAGGCGGCGAGCAGCATCTTGTTGGCCGCGGCCGAGAGCAGCAGCGGGAAGTCGCTGGTGGTCTGGAAGGCGCGCTCGGCCAGCTTGGCGGTGTCGCGCGGGATGTTTCGCTCGCCGCGGGCCCGCATCAGTTCGGCGACCATCTCGGAGGGGCGCCAGCCGAGAAACTCGGCGTGGCGGCCGGAGGTGGGCGCCTGGTAGCCCGGCATGGCGCGGACAGCCAGCGCCTCCGCCATGGCGTCGCGCATCACTTCCGGATCCTGCGACGCCGGACCGGCCGCCGGATTGGCCGGCAGCGTCGGCGTCGCGGCGCGGCCGCGCTGCGAGAAGGCGTCCCACAGGCGGCCGCGCAGCACATCGGCGGAGACTCGCTCGCGGACGGCGGCCTGGCGCTGGGCGTCGATCTGGTCGTCGGGCAGCAGGCCGCGGGCGGCGGCGAGCACCGGATCGTAGCTGGCGATGCGCTCGGTGGCAGCACGATCAGCCTCGGCGCGGATGGCATCGAGGTCCGGCGCCGTAGGCGGCGTCACGGACGGGGCCGCCGGAGCAGGCGCAGGGTTGGTAGTCATTGTCGCGTTGGCCTCCTGGCCCTTGGCGGTGGTGGTCGCGGCGGTGTCTGCCGGGTCCGGCATGGTGGTCTCCTGGGTGGTGATGGGGCTGGGGTCGGCGATTGCCGGCTCGATGGCTGGCACGGGCGGAACATCTCCGGCGCCGCGCACGGCGGCGGCCGGGTCGACAGGCAGAGGCACCACCGAGATCTCGTAGGGTTCCCAATCGACCGCGCGGTGGACGGTGCCGGCGATTGGATCGGCGATCGGCTCGTAGCGGTGCACGCGGTAGCCGACGCTGATGCTGCGCAGCGTGCCGTCGGCGATGCGCTGCCAGAGCGGTTCGACATCGGCGGCGGAGGAAAACTGCAGCGTGGCAATGCCCCGGCCTGCCTCGAGCCGGGCTGCGATCACCCGTCCCACCACATCGCGGGCATCTCCGCTGCGGTGGGTGTTCAGCACCGGGGCGCCGCCATCTCGGAGGCCCTGCATGCGCACGGCGTTGGGCGACATGTCGAGCTCCTCGGTGATCAGGCCGAGGGGCGGGACGAAGTTGCGGGCGCGGGCGCCGGTGGACCACACCACCTCGACGGTGCGGGCGGCACGATTGACGGTGGCTGGTGCCGAGAGGGCACGCGCGGCGGTGATCGAATGCCCACCGGTGGGAAGTCGATCGGCATGCGTCGTCGCCGGCGCAGGATTGCTCCCGCCCGGTTCGGTAGGTTCGGTCATTGGGTCAGCCCTGCTGTTGCGTGTCCTGCGGTCGCATCGGCATCGCAGCCCCGGTTGCCGCGATCTCGATGGCCGCCATCTGAGCCGCGTCCTGCGCTGAGCCCGACTTGGCGACGCGGCGAGGATCGCTGTCGAGCGAGATGCCGGCATCGTCGAGCAGCGCGTTGGCCTCGCGGATCATCTCCACTGCTTGGCGGAAGTCGTAGCCGAACGAGCCCACGGCCTCCGGCTGTGGCACGAAGCCCGCCCGCACCTGGGCGATCAGGGCAGTGGTGTCCTTCAACGGGTCAATCATCTCGTGTGCCGGCGGCACGTGCGCCAAGCCCTCCGGCATTTCGGCACCCCACAAACCGAGGAGCGCTCCCTGCTGGTGAAAACGGTCGGCGATCGGCCGCACGAGCATTGGAATCAGCATGCCGTACTGCACCTGTTCGCACAGCCGGCGGAACTCGATCTTGCCGGCTCGCAGGCTGGAGTAGTTCGCCTGGGTCAAATCGCCGGAAACCTGGTCGTAGGTGAGGCCGGCGCCGACCGAGGCTGCTTCCAGTGTGCGCCGGGCAAAGGCGGTGTGGCTGCCACCGCCCGAGGGGTTCACCACCTCCACCGAGCCGCTTCCCCGGCGATAGAGGATCATGCCTGGCTCGAAGGCTTCGACAGGCCTGCCCTGGGCATCGCGCAGCAGGCCCGCAGCCGGCCCGGTTAGTACCTCGTCGCCCTCCTCGGTGACAACGGCGGCAAGGCATGCCTCGATCTTGGCCTTCATCAACAGCGCGGCCTCGTAGTCGCCAAGGTCACGCAGCCGGAGCAGGATCGGTGCCAGCCACGACACGTCGCGCAGCTGGCCGGGCCGGCGCTTGCGATAGATGTGCAGCACTTCTCCGGCCGGAACCGGCACGCTGGACTGGTTGCTGCCTGGCAGATACCAAGCGGCACCAGGGTGTTGTGGGAAGAGCCAGTAGGCCGCCGGTGTGCCCGTGGCATCGAGGGTGATGCCTTGCACGGTGATGGCACCGCTAATTGTGCCGGTGCGGCTGGCGTCGAGATGGTCGCTCTCCAGCACCTGCAGCCGCAGGCCGATCGGGTTGGTGGCCGTCGGCTCAGTGATCAGCATCCGCACCAGGCACTCGCCGCTCTCCACGACCGAGCGCATGACCAGCGCCTGCAACCCGTAAAGATCGAGCCGCCCCTCGGCGTCGCAGGCGGTGCTATCCGCCCAGCGCCGCCAAGCATCGGCGTGCTTCTTGTCGGGCCACCGCGTGGTGATGCCGGCGCCGACAGCGTTGCCCGTCCAGAGGTCGATGATACGGCCCGCGTACGGGTCATTACGTACGGCATCGCGCGCACGGCGCGTGATGGTGCTCGAAGCGCTCGCCACCTCGCTGTTCGCGCTACCTCCCGAAGCCGCCCAGGCCGAGGCGCGTGCATCCTGGGCCGCGGCATAGCCGCGCAGGGCGCGCCAGGCGTCGCGGAGACGGGTGGGAATCATCGGTGTTCCTACGGTCCTACTTCGCGATCAACCGCTTCACGACCTCGAGCACCGTGCCCTCGCCGAGCAGCAGCAGGAGCATC